TTTTAAAAGCAATCTGTACCCATCCGGTATATGGCTCTACATATAAAGTTCTCAGGGTTTACGAGTACGAGATCTATTACCTGGATATTCCGATTAATTCAGATGCTTCGGATACTAAGTTCCCAGTCTACAAAAAGGAACGTTTTATTATTGTTTACAACAAGGAGCACACCAGGAGATTTCATTGGCCGCGTTTCAAACATCATTTTGCTCCATTGGTCTAACGGCCCCATCAACTCAAATGAGCAAAAAACAAAAATTCAGATATGCCATATGCAAGACCCCGCGTCACGGTTTCAGGTTTATGCATGTGTACAAATACAAGCTCAAGAAGCACAAACGTCGGAAGCCCAGTCGGTGCAACCGGCACAGAAGGTACGAGTTTGTATCTGACAACGGCACCAAGGTTACTATAGGCATAAAATTACTGAACAAGATCTTCAAGAGGATTCCAAACTAAAACCAGGGGATATAATGTTCAATAAGCTCAAGTCCGCCCTGATGATTGCAATGGCGATATTGACGATCATGGGGATCGTGACATTTTCGTTGTTTATTTTAGAAGAGTCCCTGCAAACTGTTATGTTCGGGACCTGGGCAGCCCAGGACGCCGGCAACTGGTCTCTGGTTTTAAAGGGTATCGACACGAACCGCAAGATCAACGAGACTTTGAAATTTATGACCAAGTGGTTTGGCTGGATTCAGCCATTCGCGTGGATAGCTTACGCGAGTTATGGCAAATCCATGGATTACTATCTCGATAGCCTGGAGAATAAGATTATGACCAAGGACCCTATGCTTATGGACGGCCGGGCCATACGTATTGACTTTCGGCCCAAGGCTGCCAGGAAAAACGAAGATGGGACTGTCACATACAGTATGGGCGTACTGCATTATACCTCATGGCCAGACTCTCAATGGATCCTCGGGTTCGGGGAACTGGCCGGCACTCTACAGATGATTGATCGGAAGCTGTATCTTATCCCCAACGCAACAAAAGGCCAAGGACAAGAATGACCACGATTGGTCCCTACGAAGATGCTGCATATGTTCGACACACTCAAAAAACAAGCGCGACTATTTTATCCGAAGGCAGGGCTGCGTTCAAAAAGATGCTGAACCGGGGCAACAAGATTCCTGTAAAACATAACGATTTCCAAACAAAAAAGTCCTGGTTCACGCTTATGCGGACATACCCATTTACAAAAGTAAACGAAGCGACATATCTAAATATATTTCATATGGATTCCGGCCGGCACGAAGACACGGATCTCGAATCGGTTGTGAAATACAAAATATTGTGTAACCATGATATTCCGGTAGATTTTAGTGGAGATACATTTCACAAGCATTTCGTAATTTTAAACGAATCATCCAAGCATATAGGTTGGACCTACAGTGAAACCAGAAGCTGATTTTCCGCATTCCAGATTTGATTTCGAGTATTCCGAATTCGATCCTGGATCTTACATAGTGCTGTGTAAGAAAGGCAAGCTTGGTTTGGTAAGGCATGGGAAATGGGCTTTCACGAGATTTAAGTTGTATGAGGTCAGGTCAATGTATAAACATACCGGTGCAATAGTCTACGCTGTAAAAAATAACGATGGTCTTATTGAAAACATTGGGAGGTCTGAATTCAACGAGAGGTTTTCAAAATTCATAAAAAAACCAATATAGCTATATGTATCAAAAAATATGTTATAACTGATGATTTGTATTTCGATGAAAATTCTGGTTACAGATACACGTATCACCCTCCCTCAAAAGAAAACTGGCGCAGCAAAGATTCATATGAAGTAAGTATGCTCAAAAGCAACCGCAGCTGTGTAATCAGTGAAGAGGCATTTATATTGCATTTCAGGATATTCACATAATGCGGGATCTAACCAATATTCGATATATGACATTCTTCGATCCGGAAATTACAAAAGAAGAATATCTGTCTTATCCGATTGTGATTTGCAAAAATTCAAAAAGATACGAGCTGCCGTTCTATGTCACAATGCAAAAAGAAACGCCGCCGCCGACACAAAACTTTACATTTAAAGAGGGACATGTATATCGATATGCCAACCTAGAAATTGAAAACGAAATACCAGGAATCCCAAGACTCATAAATAATTTTGCTCTTCTGATAAGTACAGATATAGGTATAATCCTCATGCCTTCAGTATTCAGAAATGATTTCAGGATATTTACGACAAGACGATATAAACAATAGACAGTCAGGGAGAAAACAACACCATGGCAAAATTAAAAGAATGTCCCGAATGTAGCGGGAACTTAAGTGACGAATGGCAACCCCAGAGGAAACTGAGGCAGTCCTGCAGATGCTGTGATTGGAAAGGCGAGCTTCGCACGCCGGAAACAAAAGAGATCAAAAGCATAAAAACAATCAGTGCGCACCAGTCTTATGGCTTCTGTTACGAAATATTTGACAAATATGGGCATATTATATCATCTTCAAGATCATTCAATACCAAGGGCGAAGCTATTTCAAAACTAAAAGCAGAGATAGAAGAAGGTAAGGTCAACAAACACGCGGGGCCGTTCACAGGGGTGCTCTGGCCGCCGGCTGTGGAAGTCTCCGGAAAAATTTTCAAATAATAGGTACGTTCTACGAAAGGTAAAACAGGAATTCACGAAGTCATATAACGTAACCATAAAGTTCGGGAGGTCACAGCATGAACAACAAAACACATGATCGTTTCAATAGGAAGATTTGGACTTTCAAAAAGGATTTTACGAGCGCCCTGGCTAAATGCCTGGTACAGCAATCACCCTATACGGTGCCGGACAATCTCTCGGTTTGCATTGAAAAATTCAGTCAAGCGCTTGATGATCTTATATATTTCAATCCGGCGGGAATGGCGGAAGTCTCATTGCTTGGTTTGGCTGGTCATATAAATGAAATTCTCGAAAGCATACCTGAAATCATGGCTCTGAACGAACCGAAGAACAAAACCGGCAAAACCATATTTTTTACATCTCGATACGACAAAGCCCGTGATCCGGATGATGATTTCATAGACATTATGGCAGCAGCTCAAAACATAACCTGTGAATTCGCCGACAGGGAAGATGCCCGATGTTGGCTTGATCAAGAAGCCGCAATAAAGGAGAAATAAGCCATGGCACTTAAACTCTTAGGATTATTCTTGATTTCATTACCATTCATATTTATTTTTATTATCGTAGCCAACAACCAGGGAATCAAGGCGGCGTTAATAGGTTTCGGGATTGCAGTTCCATTAGGCGTTGGGATATGCTTCTCCGTTATCTATGGATTATATTTATTTAATTTAGGCTAAGGGAGCTAAGGAATATGAATGAACACGAGCTAACGGCTGCTGAAGCGGTCAAGGACTTTCTAAAGTCGGAATTGTCTGACTTCAGTTATTTCAAGGGCTGGAAAATCATCGAGACAGAATATTACTCCAATGAAGTTTACGTAGATGTTGATATTAGAGATACAACAGTACGCTTCAAAGTTGAAATTGGCGAAGGAAATCCAGATGACTGCAATCTCTTTGTCGAACTGGGGGAAGATTGCTGGAATGAGATTTGCACATATAATTGGAAAGTGAAATACTTCTGGATGGCGTTACTTGACTGGGATAGGGTTTAAGTAGGTATTTATAAAGAGGCTAAGACAACAGGAGCATAAACATGGATTTCGTGGAAACAGTAACAGAAATTTCAGAATTGTTGGCGAACGATTCTTTTTATTTTGGAATCGTAAAAATTGTCGATACGCCCGAAGGCATAAAACAGTCGAACGATTCGGATTTGTTTGATCATGAATACGTGGATCAACATAATGGTCCTTCAGGGGATGATTGTTATGGATTTGTATATTATCCGATAGGCAGCGGGCAATATGTGCAATGTCACTACAGCAACTAACAGCACCATTGTTTTATGGAGGGCAATGATATGAAACTATCTAAAAAGATATCGGCACGAACCAAAACTATAAAAATTAATTGGTGCACAAAAGATTGGGTAGTAATGAGTCAGAAATATAGAGACATTCGCAATAAATATCACAACAAAAAATTTGGTTTTTATTGTGATTGGTGCCGGCATGAGTTTGAAAATGGGGAGTCTATGTCGATAGCTCAACCGGTCAAAGGTAAAAATATGATCCTGTGCAGTCGATGTGCCGATGATGTTTTAAGCTCAGTATAGCAGAGTAACTTATGGGGCGGTGGCGGAATAGGTAGACGCAAGGCGCGGGTTGCTTGTTACACTATTATGTGGAGGTCGCTGTAGCGCAGTTGGGGAAGCAAAAAGGCTGCTTAAATCCTGAATTGACAGGGCGGAACTACAACATAACAAGCGTTCAGGTTCGAATCCTGGCCGTCCCAAACATAAAGGAAAAAAGATAGCGTAAAGAAGGAAAAATGAAAGCAAAAATCAAAAAATTTGTAATAAGATTAGGAAAAAAAGAAATCGAATTATCACCCAAAGAGGCTGAAAAGTTACACAGCGAACTGGATGAAATCTATGGTGATAACACCAAGGAAATGATTCAGTACGTTCCCCACACTTATCCAGTTATCTTTGATCGCCCTTACCCTTACTGGTATTACGATCGTCTGCAATATACTAATGCTGATGGTGTGCAATGGTCATATACAACTGAAAATCAGTATATGACCATGAGCCTATAAACGAATGCACTCTACAAGCATAAAAGAGGAAAATGAAAACAACGACAATTTGTATGACCATAGTTTTGATCCTATGTGGCGTACTGTAAAACCGGAGGAAAACATGAACGACAAAAATAAACATCCATACGCCGAATATAGTAAAGACAAGCACTTCTGGATTAGGTTTGAGAACGAATTAAATCTTCCACTTACAATCGACGAAGCTGCACGGCTTTATAAAAGTCTGGGAAAAGCCCTGGCACGGTATTCAGAAAGCGATCCCGAAAAAGAACCTTGCTACATCTGCAACGACAATCCTGAGTTCCAACCGTACTGCAGCAGGTGCGGCAGCCTCAACCAAAAGGAATCTAAAAATGAAAAAGATAACAGCTAAAGAAATGACAAAAGACCAATTGATTAAATTCCACAAGACTGTTGAGCTCCGTCTGATAGCCGAACTAAGCGAAACTATTGACATGATTAAATCATCTGTAAATCTTGCGGACTCAGTCCTTGAAGAACGTAACTATGAAGAAGTTATTAGATACATTAAGGAAATGAAAAATCTTATAGATTTTTCACAACTTGAATACGACTTGGCAAAGCTTTTATAAACAATATAATCATTGATTAAGGGGTGCCGTGGCTATGGAAACATGGACTTTGCGTGGTAAAGAATACAAATACAGGGCTATTGATGTTCTATGGGTATTGAAATGCATGGATTGCGGAGCTATTAAATCAAATTACTGTCCAAACTGTAAAACAATCACTTGCTGGAAATCGGCAATAGGTCGAAATTTATATTGTACGAGCTGCGGATTTAAAAATTATTCAGCTTCTAAAGGGGCGAAGACACCATAAGGGAAGTCAGGTCAAGATTATGCCATTGAGAATACATGCATCCTCCAGGAAGACAACACCTTACGATCATAAAAAACAAAAAACCACATTCTTCGGGAAAACGAAACCAAGGCGACGCATAGCATGGTGGGATGATGTTGATTCTGACGATCCTACCCGAATACCCAATCCAGTCACAACTACCACAAAAAGTGCCAGATTGATCCCCAATCCGGACAAAGAACCCGACGACACCAAGCACGTTGCTATCTGTAAGGCTGGGTTCTCGGCCATGAATTTTAGTAACGGTAAAAGACGCATAAGATTTAAAAAATACAAGGTTTACCGATATCGAGAAGTGCTCCACCACAGCGCAAAAAATTTTGAGATATTCCATAGATTTGGGTACACGAAGATAACTATTATAACATTCACGAAACATTTCAGGGAATTCGCATAATTCGGTAAATTTTTTAATTAAATGTGATATTAATTTTTTGGATTTTTAGCGCGGAATTAACCTGTCAACGAGAGAAAGGAGAAGAATGTATGAAGCCAAGTGAGATTGCGCCACTGCTGGATGTTGCCATCCGAGAAAAACTCAATGTGCTTATCAAGGGGAAACCAGGGATCGGGAAAACCGATCTGGTAAATCAAGCCACAAATAAAGCCAATGCAGACCTGATTGTCAGCCATCCGGTTGTATCAGATCCGGTAGATTACAAAGGAATGCCGTGCATCACAGAAGTAAATGGCGAAAAACGGGCCGTGTTCCTGCCATTCGGCGATCTGGAAGCCCTGGTCAAGGCTGAAAAGCCAACGGTCTTTTTCATGGACGATCTTGGTCAGGCGCCACCAGCAGTGCAGGCCGCGGCTATGCAACTGCTGCTTGCCAGACGCATCAACGAGCACAAGGTGTCAGATCATGTATGTTTCCTGGCTGCCACCAATAACAAGGAAGACAAGGCCGGTGTTGCTGGAATCCTGGAACCGGTAAAATCCAGGTTCGCGGCCATCATCAAACTCGAGGTTGATCTTGAAGACTGGGTTGGATGGGCCCTGGTTAACAAGCTCCCGACAGAACTCATTGCTTTCATCAGGTTCAGGCCTGGTCTGCTCGACGATTTTAAGCCTACCCACGATCTTACCAACTCATCCTGCCCAAGAACGGTTGAGAATATTTCCAAATGGATGCATGCAAAAATTCCCAAGCATCAGGAATTCGAAGTATTCTCAGGTGCTGCTGGCGAGGGTTTCGCGGCTGAATTGATCAGCTTCCTTGATATCTTCAGGAGTCTGCCAAACCCGGACACAGTTCTCATGAGTCCGGACACTGCCGAAGTACCAACAGATCCAGCGCCGTTATATGCAATATGTGGTGCAATTTCTGCTCGGGCCTCTGAGCAAAACATGGAAAGAGTCGTAAGATACGCGAACCGCATGCCAGACGAATTTTCAGTGCTCATGATAAGAGACAGTGTAAAAAATGATGCCAAAGTCGCCGACACAAGACATTTCATTGAGTGGGCCTCGGCTCATAAAGACGTGCTCATTTAATCCAGGAATCATAAGTAAAGATTAGCTGAGGCAACTTAAGATGGACCTAACGGAAGAGCTGGATATAGGTAAATTTGGAATATGGATACACCCAATCAGCCAAAATTGTATAGCGGTAGAAATCGGAAAACTAACGGTGTATTTTTCATTCAGAACGCCAATCGCTTTCAGAAAAAAGGCTCAGCCAAGAAGGGTTTGCGAAAATGTCTGGGGAGAAGTTACAGAAAAACATATGGCTTTTGTCGAAGCAGGGAAATCAACCGACAGGATAAAAAAATATGACTTCGAAAAAAAGCTCAAAAAGGCGCTCTCCGAAAATTTTCTTGTCTGCGCTAACGAGCTCCTCAAAGACCGACTTGGCCTCAAGTCGGAAAAAACTGCAACTACCAACAATATCAATGGAGACCTGGGAAATGGCAAAAGTACCAAGCATAAAAAATTACAATCAAGACTCTTCGATATCTAAACATCCATTCTGCGATCCAAACAGTTATAGAACTGTTGACGGAACGGAATATATATTTGAAAGATCTACCGTTAGTGAAAGCATTATCAATATCGGAAGCTACAAAGTTAGATTTCAGTGTGGGCTTAAAGATAATCGCAAAGTCATAAGCCTGGAAATGGAAGATTTCGGTTGGTATTATCCGATGGCAATGGATATTCCAGAAGAGCTGAAAACATGGTTCTCAGAAGAGGTGTCACCAAATTTCCTGGCTTTAACTGCCATCGAACTTATCGAAGAATTCAAAGAGTTCAAAAAAGAAATGGAGGAGGTAGCAGAATAATGGGTATAGACAATAAAGCAATGATTGTAAAATTGCATATCTCGGCATGGAAAGGACGTATGACTGATAAGGAAGTCACGACAAAAACAAACACTGATTACGGGGCGTCGTCAAAGGCAGGTGTGTATAACAAATTTCTTATTTCCAAAGACGAGTTAGCCAAGATCCAATTGGCTGAATCCAACGCGCGCAAATTTCACATGGATATGACTTTACCATGGAAAGACGGCGGCGACAGGATGCTGCCGGCTAAAAACTTCATGCGTTATAATAAGGGTATGCGGGACAGAAAACAGAAGTTTGATTCTGCTGTGACAACATTCCTGAACCAATATCCAGTCTTGATTACAAGTGCACAGCAGGTACTGGGTTCAATGTACAAGAAAGCCGAGTATCCTACACCCAGCCATATGCAAACACTATTCAGATTTTTCACTGATATTCAGCCGATACCGGTTTCTGGTGATTTCAGGGTAGAGTTGAATCAGCACGAAATTGCTAAAATCAAGAAAGACATTGACGAATCAAACAAGAAAAGCAATGAAGACGCAATGACACACTTGCGAAATCGCTTGTACGATGCTGTCAAAACCATGGCGAACGGAATGCGTACTAAGCTCGACCAAGACGGCAAAATCCTCAAGAAAGGCAGGGTCTTCGATTCATATGTTGATAATATCAGAGAATTGACTAAAATCTTGCCGGACCTGAATATTGACGATGATCAAGTTCTAAATGATCTTGCTATTGAAATCAGCGATACTTTGGCAGCGCATACTCCTGGGCAACTCAGACAAGACGCTGCTCTGAAAAAGGAAACTGTTGAAACTGCCGATGATATCATGGCCAGAATGGATGGGTATATGGGACTCGGTGGAGGTGCTGTAGATGTCAATTAATAATTTGGTTTCAATCTGGTCTATGGCTACAAAAGATGAACTTCTAACAATTATCTCCGGTATATTAACGGTCTTGCTTTTAACATCTGGCATTGATTTCCTCTATTATATTGGCTGGGCTATCGGAGCTTGGACAATCATATGTTTTATTGGTTTGTTCAGGAACCAGCTGATAAAAACCAAGACAAAGAACGATATGTCGGAAGAAATCAGGTCCGACATTATAAATTTTCTGCAAAATAATTTTCAGAATAACGAATTTACAACCCAGACCGAACAATGGCAAAACAAACAAATAGAATATACGGCTGACATCATCACTGAAATGATAAATCAGGCATATAGAAAAGGTAAAAATAATGAGTGACAAAGATTTCAATGAAGAGCTTCTCGAAAGAACACAGAAAAAAATGACAAAAGCCCGGGCTGGATTAGTCCTGGATCAGCCCTTCTTTGGTGCACTTGCACTGCGATTAAAACCAACACCAAGTGCCATGAATGATACCGGTTGGACAGACGGAACTTCTATCGGATATAATCCAGCTTGGATCGATGATATGCCCCTGGATAAAACAAAAGGATTTATCGCTCACGAAGTCATGCATTTAGCTCTTGGCCATCAGGCACGTCGTCAAAATAGAGATTCCCAGAAATGGAACGCGGCCGGAGATTTCGCAATTAATCAGACCTTGATTGATGCCGGGTTCGAACTTCCGGATGATGGTTTGATCAACAGTGGATATGCGGATAAATCTGCTGAAGAAATCTATACATTGCTTCCGGATTCTGGCCAGGGCGGCGGAGGGCAAGACCCCGGCGGATGCGGGGCTGTGGTAGACGCGCCAGGCCCTACCCCTGATACAAAATCAAATCAACAAGAATTAAAACAATCTGAAACAGACTGGAAGATAGCTGCGACACAAGCCGCCCAATCAGCAAAAACCATGGGTAACCTACCCGGGGCAATCAAGGACATGATTAAAGAGCTGCTTGAACCTAAAGTTGACTGGAGGGACATATTACGTGAATTCATCGAAAGAGCGGCCAAAAATGATTACACATTCTCAATCCCAAACCGAAGATACCTCTCACAGGGGATTATACTCCCGTCGCTCAATTCTAAAGAGCTCGGTACTGCTTGTATTGCCATTGATACCTCTGGATCCGTTTCTAAGGATGAACTCAAGCAATTTGCGTCTGAAGTTAATTCAATTCTGGAAGAATATCAGGACATCACTATAAAAGTAATCTACTGCGACACTCAAGTAGCGCATACCGAGACATTCCACTCAACCGATATGCCGGTAGGCCTAAGCATGCACGGAGGCGGTGGCACTGATTTCAGGCCACCATTTAAATGGGTAGAGGAAAACATTGACGGTAAGCCAACCTGTATGATATATTTTACGGACATGGAATGTAATAGTTTTCCCCCGGATCCAGAGTACCCTGTAATATGGATTCAGACTGAAACGCCGTATTCAAATCATTTCGCAGAAGCTCCGTTCGGAGAGGTTATAACCATGGACATGAAGGGCGATCCAAATAGCAGACGGAACACAATATAGTAATGAACCCACTAACCCATAAACAAACAACAGAAATGGCAAGATTTCTATTTAGCGTAATGAATATCGATCAACAGTGCATTATTAAAACCGGAAACAATTCAGAAGTAGGTAAATGTTTTCTTGGGATTCCTGGAGATAATGATAGCATACAAGAATGCATGGCTATCGCTTTTACATCTGACGGAGAAAATGCCTTCGGTATAACATTTGATGGTGAGTTCATATTTTATAACAGGCAAAACATGATCAAGGGATCACCCTTCATCTGGAACCTCAGGTGACGGACTCGACGACGGTGATGGATCGTCTTCATTCTTTCCCTCATCCTTTATCTCACTTGCATTAATTTCTTTTTCAATCTGTTCAAAATCTGAATCGGAAAGATCCGGAAGAGCAATCTTGGCAAGCTGTTTCTGGGCTTTCGCTTTAAACGTATTACTCTGCACTGAAGCCATGGTATTTATAACATTCTCGAGATTAATCGAAAGATCATCGATCGAGAAATGCGCTGCACGCGTTATTTCGACTTCTTTGTACAAATTTTCACGATTCTGCCATTTCAACCACAGTCTGATTATATTTTGTTCAGACTCAAGCATGTTATTACTTTTCTGCAAAAGGACACTGTTCAGCTGCTGGAATTCATATCTTAAAGCCAGCCCCGAAGACACCTCGTTATTACTCTTTCTTTGCCCATGCACTCCTGAAAGATGAGCAACTCGATATGTTTCATCAACCTTTCGATCAATCCATTGCAATACAGCTTCAATCGGTTCCGCGATAGCCGCTTCCATCCAATCCGGTTTTGCCTGCGGATTATCCGGCGGAAATTCCTGGACCGCTCGTTGTCCGGATAGAACTTCAACTTCGCCATCAGATTTATCTTCAGGTAACATCGGGACTCTCAACATCGGAAACCCGGCGAATTTTATAACCTCTTCGCCATGCGACAAATTCCGGATAATACTGGCTGTGATGTATGAAATTTCACGAATATCAGAGATCCCAAGATACGGAGTATAGATATTCTTAATGTTCGGCATCCATACGAAAGGTATTTCATTCAACGGATTTTTATCCCGACCAACAATTGTAGCTTTCTGTTTATCTCCTGAACCGGGAGATGCTGCACTCCCACCAGTCAAAGGCTCAGTATTCTCGGCATAATCCGGGATTTCCCAGACTTCCCATAAATCTTTCCTCCAGATTGTCCACCTGCCAGATTCGGCTTCTTTTAATTTTAGATACGATAAGACTGGTCTGTTTGTTTCCGGGTCACGTTCAAACTCCCAGTCATGGATATTCGTCATAGTATACGTGCTGCAATAAGGGTATATGCCTTTTTCGATTTCCTGGGCTACGATTTTGGTTGTATTGCTGGCTTTATTTACCAGCACCCCGGCCGATCCATAAACGGAAGAAATCTTCTGGGTATTATTCAGGTATGTGTCAAAATCGGTCCCGTACAAATCAGCGTCGCTCTCGAACATCATCCACTGCGGATCTTTTTCAAGGCCTTTCAAATGCCTGGCCGGGGCTCTTTCGGTAAGATAAAAATTAAAAAGATCTATAATCGCGGCAGAATAATTAAAGCAAATACCTTCTGCTAAACGAGCTTGATAATTCTTATACGTTTCCATGGGATGCCTGACGAGTGCATCATGGATAAAATCACGGCCACCATCATAAGCCATACGAAAAAAATTCCAATAAGCGAGGTTTTGCGTATAAAGCGCATGCTTTTTTTCAAGCTCTTCTCGTGTCATTTTATAATTCCTTATTTTTTCTTGCGCCCCTTACAGAGGCTTTTATATTTCCGTCAAACAGCTGCGCGAACAGCTTTCTTCTGAGACGCAGTGCCGTGTTGCGAGACCCTCGACAGGGCATTTCTGGCATGCGAGATATCATGTATCGGATATCGCTTACCGGATAATGCAAAATTTTTAGGTTTAATTTTTTTTCTACCACGAGCAGTAAGTTTAGCCATAATAAACCTCACTTCCAGAATAGATTAGCAGCTTTTCTCCGGATGTATCTTGGCCGGGTGGTCCAGCGTAAAAACTGTGAAGTCGAATCTACCATATCGTCGAATTTCCCATACGGGAACTGAGCCATCTGAGTTTCATACGGTACCAACCAGCTTGCCTTCTCCGGAATCCACACCCTGCCTGCCTCGATCGTAGGCGATACTTCTCCAAGCCGAACTTGTTTATTAGCATCCGGCTTTATAGCAATAATAGGAATCCTGGTATAACGCTGCAGCTCCTGGATCAGACTCTGACCACTGGCTTTATCTTCTATCAATACGGTAACGGCCCCCGCATTAAGTTTCAGACATCTGTCATACTCGGCTATGACAGCACGTTTAAGTTTTGGGAAATTCATCCTTTTATTAATGACGTTCATCAGGTAATATCGATCTTTAGCCATGCCCCAGGTGGTGCATGCCGACGGATCGTTTATGTCTTTTTCTTTAAACGCAGTATCCCAGGAATTCACAATCCCCGTAACTGGCATAATCTCCCCGGAATCAACTTTATAGTTTAAAAATCTTCTGTATTTCTCACCAGCAAATTTGTTTTTTCCAAACTCCATATTGGGCATCATACAATATTGCCAAGTATGATATGGATATTTCTTAAACCAGTCAATGTCTACAATCCCACCACCATCCGGGATAGGCTGTTGCTGGTACAGGGCATTCCATTCCCTGGTCCCGATTGTTTTTTTAATCCGATCAAGCGTGGCGGTCCCGTACCTGGTCGGCCATAAGGCATCTCCTGCAGACCTTCCGATTGCATCTCCGTCCTCTTCGGCTACTGCAGGCAAATCAATGATAACCCAGTTTTCATGCGCGGTTTCTTCTTGCAGGAACCCGGCCAGGTCATAGAAGGTCCAGCGGGTCATAATTACGATAATTGCATTTGGAGTCATCATGCGTGTGTAAGCTACTGATTTAAACCAATCACGGAGTTTCTCTTGAGAGCGGTCACTGTCTGCATCTTCGCGGCCTTTGACGGGGTCGTCGATAAGGAAGCAGTTATGGACGAGAATTTCATTTGCAAAGAAATTACTGTTCTTTTCCACTTGGATGTCATAGACTGGGACTTTACTACAGCGTACCTTCCTAACCATGGAAATGGTGTCACATGGGATTTGTGGTGTATGGTATGACATTTCTGACAAACCAGAATTAAATTTTCTGCTTGATTGTTTGACGGATCTCCGTTGATATGATGGACAACCATATTTGTTCTGTTGATTATTTTGCCTTTCCACAGAATTGACCGAGTTTTTTCTACTTGATGGCACACTACACAATTTCCATCCCGTTTGATAATCAGCAAACGCATTTCCTTGAACCATTTTGCATAGCTGGTACCATTTTTGTAATGAGAGTTCCCAAAACCACGCATCCTTAAAGAATGCGCTGCATTTTGACAATTCTTTGAGCAATACATTCTTCGGATTGAATTCACTGTAAATTCTATTCCACAGAATTTGCACAAAACTGTAGAAAGATATTTTTTCTTCCTGTATGGAGATTGATCTCGGCAATTTTTTGAACAATATCTCATGCTTCTTCTTTGTGTCGGTTTGCCGCATATTTCGCATTTTCTGCGGTTCTTGATAGCATGATGTGATTGAGAACATTCTACCGAACAATAAAGATCTCTGTGCCCCCTTTTGATTGTCTTTCTTATTTCGTATGGAAATTTTGTTGATTCTTTTTTGCAATAAGCACAAGAAAATCTTACTTTGTTCCATCTGACTTTTCCATAACATCCTCGGCAAAATCCCTTCGAATTTTTCGATATCGGTTTTTCGCATATTTGGCACTTTTTGATTCGCCGAGATGATTTTTGATCCGACTTGTAAATCTTTTGCTTGAATATAGCCTTTGCCCAATATGAAAAATCTATGATCCCCAGTTGTTTTAATTGTTTTTCCAGAAGTTGTTCTGATTTCATAAATGCCATCCTTTGACGAAGTTTTTGTTGCAAGAATTTTATGGAATTCTTTCTTTCCTGCACCCTCGTCCAATGATAGCACCTTTATTTCCTTATTACAATTAAAAAGCTTAACTAATTTACTGATTTCAACTGGTCCTTGGTCAGTTTCAACTAAAGTCCCACCACAGACACAATTTGCACCCCGACCTGTAATAGGTCCTCCGACACCGACAGAATAATACATTCCATCTTCTTCGGTAGAAAATTTGTTAGCACCTTTACTGTCAGGAGAGATATGGCATTCTGGAAAAACCTGTTGATGGATAGGAGAAATTAACTGATTACGTACTTTACGCCCGATATCATTTGCACGATCAAATGAATAAGTCGCTGCTATTATTTCTGAATCAGGATTACGGCCAAGATACCAGGCTGGGAAATACTCGGAGACGAGCATGGTATTATGAGTTGGAATAAGCCGCTTACCAACTAAATAAAGACCATCTTCACGGTCAATTTTTATGCAATGGCCAATTTCAGGTTTTTTTGACAAACGTATATCTTTAATAGAGACTTTCCTGCGAATAGCAAACTTTAGTATTTGTTTCCTTGGAATTCGAGTAGGCAAGCTTCTTGTTGGTTGAAAGTCAACCTGGTAGACTATTTGTTTTCCAATAATTCCACTTGTACTGATTCTTGGTTGAATCTTCATTATATAAGGTCTAAAGCCTAATGTTGTTGCTAAATCAAAGACGCCATCACGTAATGCTGTGGAACAGGTTGAAAAACGGACACGCCCTTGCTTATCAACATGACCATCAGTATCTATCAAGCCAGCAAGTAACTCTTCTCGTTGTTTACAATTCGATCTAAGATAAATTTCTGGGATATGTTTGTTCTTCCATAGATTTAATCTTCTTAATTGGCGAGTGTATCCATGATTAAAAGTAGTGTAATTAACATTTGTTTCTTGTTGCACATGAAATCCGGTTTTTCTATAGCCACAAGCCGCGATTGCTTCTATAGTCGCTACATCATTTTCATGATAAGCGATTTTCATGCGATCACTTTGTCCATCACCTAACCAAGCTCCAAGAACATAAGGATGTATCGGCAAAATTACTGTCTGAAACTGGATAGGTTTAATATCAGGCAATTGCCAACGTGCCCTGCCTCCACGCTTGCCCTGTTTCCCATACCAAACTCTTTTCATAAGCGTTCGAGTTTCTACTGTACGCCATTTTGGAAAAGCTCGATCATATACTGTCCATAGATGATCCTTATTAGTTTTGATAATTTCGCCATTTGAAAATTCAATTTCAACATCACATATAGTTGCCTGACTACGGTATGTGACTATGGCAGGCTTTCCGTCTAAACCAAAGACATAATCACCTGGACGTAAATCTCCATGCTTCCGCCAACCAGAAGGTGTTAAAATATCAACAATATCAGCTACTTGTTTGCCATGGCGTGGCGGAAGGAAGATCATAAGCCGATCTATCTCACCACGTTCAACCGCTTCAAGATGGGTCGCAATTAACTGATGATGCGCAGCTATATCATATTTAGGCCACTGAAGTTTTACATATGATAAAAGATATCGATAAGAAAGATCTTCAACGCTGGCTGCTTCAGTCGCTGTTTGTTCCATTCTGATTCACCGGTGGCAAAAGTTTTAAAGTAGAGTTTGCGCTGTTAATGGCAGCTTCGGCAACAGCATCACGGTCTTTCTTGCTGATCTTTGCAACAGAATGGCTGACATTTATGTTTTTCTCAGGATAAAGACCTTCGAGTTTACAGATCTCCATATAATTTTTACGGATTTCTTCGCCCCATTTGGATCCTGCAGCTGAGTTTTCTATCTGTTCAAGCCGTCTCCACGCATAATTTGCAAGAGATTCGAACATTTGAATCCTGAGTTTGCGTAATTCATCCATATTTTCCATGGCATGCATGGTCATTTTACGCATCAATATATTAATATCGCTATATACAGTTGTACGTTTAACATTAAGCATATTTGCGATTTGATAAACAGGATATTGCTGCATCACATACTTACTGACTTTCTCCCGCCGTGCCGCTATTTCAAAGGCTTTCTTCTTATGCTTCGAAAATCCGCCAAGTGGTAATCCATCAGGATTTATATCGCCTATTTTATGGTTCGGAGTGGATTTATTCATTTTAATTATCCTATGTTATGTCAAATTATACTTAACTATATACATATGATATTCAAAAAAGATATAAAAGTTTAACTTTTATATTGACATTTATTAAATAATTATCTAATAAAAGTCAAGAGTTATATAATTGGCAAAAGCAGAAGTTAAACAAAAATGAAACCACGGAGAGCAAAATAATGAAGTAAATCAATTCATTATAGTAATGAGGGAAACAAGTTGGCGTAAAAGCGCGATGCTTAACAACCAACGGCGAGAAGCCAGAACTCATTGCACAATTCCTCATGTTTTCATGGAATATCTAAAACGGCGTGAGGCCGTATGACGGGAGGTCAAAACCATGAAGCTGAAGCTTGATGACAACGGAAATGTAATAGTTAAGGATGGAATGCCAGTCTACGTTATGGACGATGGCAAGGATGAAACGTTCGACGCACCTGCGACATTGTTCAAGATTAAAAGCTTGACGGAAGAAAAAGACAGGCATTTCGGGAAAGCATCTGATCTTCAGGAAAAGCTCAACGCAGCAGAAACAACGCTGAAAAGTTTCGACGGCATTGATGCCGAGATCGCGAAAACAGCGATTGAAACAGTTGAGAAGATGGAAGGCGGCAAAATGATCGAAGCCGGCGAATTCGACAAACTGAAAACACAGATGCAAGGCATTCAGGATAAAGCGTTGAGTGAGCAAAAAGAAACATATGAGACCAAACTCTCTGCTCAAGCAACAGATATTGCAGGCCAACAGCAAACGATCAATAACCTTATGATTTCATCCAACTTCGCAAAAAGTCCGTTCTTTTCCGGAGAAAAACCGAGAACGATTTTAACTCCGGATCTTGCGGCAAATCTCTTCGGAGCGAACTTTAAAGTTGAAGGGGATGGACCAGATCCAAAATTGATTGGCTACCTGAATGGAGAAAAAATCCCGTCCTCAACAAATGTCGGTGAACCGGCAGATTTTGAAGAGGCAATTTCCGTGATCATCGAAAAACACCCCGGAAAGGAACGCTTTCTATCAAGTCCGGAAGGCGGTGGCCCTGGCGCCGGAAGTAATTTCGGCAAGGGTGGTGCGACTGTTATGATCTCAGAAGCCGATGCATCTGATCCTATGAAATATAGAGCAGCGAAAGCACAGGCCGAGAAAATGGGAGTCCCCATCCAAGTTATGGAATAAACAACTTGAATAAGGAGATCCAAAATGGCGAACAATATAACCCCTTATAATCCCATATTCTATGCTCAGGAAGCATTAATGGTTCTTGAGTCCGCGCTTGGAATGGCGAGCAGAGTATACATGGGTTATGACGCTGAGCGTAAAACGGCCAACAAAGGTGATACGATCCAGATCGCGAAGCCCGGGACGTTCGTAACATCCACTGGTGGTACTTCAAACACTGCAGATCTAACCCCATCCAGCATCGACCTCGTTGTCGATACCTGGCGTCAGGTCAAATTCGGGCTTACCGATAAAGAACTGGCTTTTACCACGGACAAGATTATCCGCGACCACATCAGCCCGGCCGTGTATGCGCTTGCCCTTTATATCGAGACCACTCTGACAGATTTGTACAAGTTCATCCCGTGGTCTTACAATGCATCCGCGACACCAGGCGCCGCAGATATCATTAACACCAGGAAAGTCCTGCGTGACAATGCCGGTGGTCTGGTAGACACTGATCAGGTTCACTTCGGGATTGATTCCACGCTGGAAGCTGCATTCCTGAATGCGGAAATTTTCCATGCAGCCCGTATTACCGGCGAGGGTGCCAATGAAAATGCCCTCATGAATGGTAGTCTGGGGACCAGGTTCGGCGCAGAGCATTTTGTGCAACAGACTCTGGCGAGCCATACATCCGGCACGGCAATTTCCGATGGCACGGATCTCCTGGGTACCTTAAACGGTGCTCATGCAAAGGGTGCGACTACTTTAACAGTCGCCAATTTTTCGGCTTACTCTTCAGGCGCAGCCGAAACCCTGGTAGCAGGCGACAGCCTTGTCATTGCCAGTAACAGCCAGCGATATTCGGTAACCGAAGATGTTACTTTTGTAGCTGGCGCGGCATCGGTTCCCATCTGGCCTCCGTTGGCAGATTCGTACCTGACTGGAGCCGTAGTAACTATCGAAACCGCAGACAGCACCAATTTCGCGGATAAATATTATGCCAACCTGATGTTTCATCGAAACGCGTTTGCCATGGCGATGGCTCCACTCCCGAACCTTGGCAACAACGCTGGCGCACAAATGGCGGTGGTCACCGATCCTCGGACCGGTCTCTCCATCCGTTCCCGTTTAGCGTACGATGATGATCTCGCAACCGTAAAGGTCACTCTTGACATTCTATACGGTGTCAAGACATTAGATCCGAATCTTGCAGTCGTTTGCCGCAGGAATTATTAATAGCCGCTGAACCTTAACCATCTTCAACCTACGAGGCGGGTGAATTTATTCGCCCGCCTCTTTCTTTATCTAAGGAGGGAAACATAAAATGGGATCAATTCCGACAATTGAAATTGTAAATCCGTCAGGCAATGGAACTCTGGCCTTAATCAATGAGGTAGATTACGTCCCAGCCTATCATACATTATGGGCAGACAAGGACAAGAAAAAACCTGGCCGGCCTAAATTAACAGACGAAGAAAAAGCCGTTAAAAAAGCAACTGCTGCTGCAGAAAAAGCCGCAGCGGAAAAAGCTGCCGCGGACAAAGCTGCAATTGATAAAGCAACTGCAGAAGGCATGGCCAAAAAGGCCGCCGACGAAAAGAAGGCCGCCGACGAAAAGAAAGCCGCCGACGAA